CGATGGTGTACTCGAACGACGCGCCGACCTTGATGTTGACGAGTGCCTGAGTCAAGGCGGCCGAGGTGTGCATCCCGTGGAGCGTCACGACCATGACCGTCGCTTCGCGGGTCGTGGACGCGATGACCTCGGTGTTCGCCCCCTCGACGTGCGCCGTGCCGTTGGCCGTCAGGGTTGTGCCCCACGTGGCCGTGGGGCGCCCCGAGAAGTTGCGCTGGTCGAGGGTCGTGCGCGGGATCGGGACGAGCAGGCCCATCGCCGGACCCCCTAGTCCTCAGTGATGTCGAGGTCCCCGATGGCGAAGGACGGGGCCGGGTCGCCGTTGTTGACGGTCTTGGAGGGCGAGATCGGACCCCAGTACAGGAGGTTGCCGCTGGACACGGCATCGAAGATGCCGAACGCGACGATCGTGCCCCAGTTGGCGGTCGGCGCAGCGAAGGTGATCGCGGTGCCGTTGCTCTTGAGCCCGCCCGACGCGGCCGGGAAGTTGGTCGCGTTGTTCGTCATATCCTTGCGGGCGTAGCTCCCGCCCGTCACCTCCGTTCCGCCGCCGGCGTCCGACGGGGTGACGGTGTACAGCGCGAAGTACAGCGTGGCCGGAGCCGAGTACGACGCGTTGCCGAGGACGTGGTCGAGAAGCTCGTTCTCCAGGAAGTCGCTCTTGCCGCCTGCCATGTGCTACTCCTTCACGCGCGTGCCGCGACCGGTGCGGCGGCTCGGCCGGCGGTCCGGCGCCGGGCGGATGGGCTTGGTCTCGATCTCGAGGACCGGCTTCGTCTCGACAGCCGGCGTCGCGGGGATGAGCCCCAGGCGTTCGGCCTCGCGGACGTGGACACGGAAGGCAGCCTCGGGCGACCCCTCCGGCACGATCGCGGTCTTCTCGCGGTTGAGGTAGACGGCAGCGGTCATTGGTCACTCCAGGGGAGAAAGGCGGCCGGAGTGAAGTCACCCCGGCCGCTCTGGCGTCACGCGACGGGCGGGACGACGTAGAGGACGACGTCGAACACACCCGCCGTCAGGTTCGCGCTGGCGATGACGATCGAGATGTTCCGGGCCGCCGTGGTGCGGACGGCAGTGCTCGCCGTGAGGGCTCCCGTGGTGGGAGCGGGGAGGACGTTCTTGCGGCCGGTCGTCCAGGAGGCGATCGCGACCGCGGTGAGGATGTCGTTGGCCGACTCGACCTGGCACGCGATCGTGGCGGTGGCGCCGGTGCACTGGGTGATCACGTCGACGTAGCCGCCGACGATCGTGGCCCCCGACGGGATCGGGGTGCCCGTGGTGATCGCCTTGGTGCCCTGGGCGCCGCCGTCGACCGCGAAGTCGTAGCGGCCGCGGATGACGAGGAGCGTCCGGGAGAGGACGTCCTCGGGGACTCCGACGGGATGGACGGGCATCTGTGTCTCCTTTCGTCAGGCGGGGCCGCGGTCAGGCAGCCCCGCCTGGTTCACTCGACCTAGAGGCCCGTGATCGAGGCGAAGGCAGCCGGCCGGTACACGGCGAGCGCGAGGCGCTCGTAGAGCAGGACGGCGACCTGGCGCTTTGTGAAGTAGTCGCTGTGCTCCGTCGAGATCTCGACGGTCACGCCCTCGCGCCGGAAGACCTGGGCCTGGGTGCGGAAGGCACCGACGAGCCCGGTGTTCTCGGTGATGGACGTGGTGGTCAGGACCGGCAGGCCCCACAGCTGCTTCGCGCCGGCATCCCCCGGGTTCCCGAGGATGTAGATGCCGTCGATCGTCCGGGTGAGCCGGATGTCCTGCCAGTCGTTCGGGTGCAGGACGATGGCGTCGGGCGCCGCGTCGCCCGTCACGGCGACGAGCGTCATGCCCTTGTGGATCGCGTCCATCGCCGGGTCGCTGCCCTTGGCCTGCGTCTGCAGGCCGGAGCGGTCGAGGATCCCGGAGATGTTCGGCGCGGTGCCGTCGCCGGCGATGAGCTGGCCGCTGCGCCGGGTGTCGAGCATGTGCCGGAGCCGGCCGGTCACGTAGCTCTGCAGCTGCGGGACGTCGGCGAGGGTCTGGCGGGCGACCGGGATCCAGGCGTTGATCTCCCGGACGTTGTCCGTGGTCAGGGTGAAGTCGAGGGCCGAGTCGGTGTTGGCCGAGCCCTCGGCGACCTCGGCCGCGTTCGAGGTGTACGTCGTCTCGACGTAGTACTCGATCGCGCTCGACTCGGTCGCGCCCGGCTGGAACAGCGGGGTGACGTCGGCGAGGAACTGGGCCGACGGAACGATCGCCTGGCGATCCGGGGCCGCGGTGATGTCCGCCGACGTCAGGAGCGTCTTCCACTCCGCGCCGGTCAGCGACATCGAGATGGACCCGCGGCCGCCGTCGGCGATCGCCTTGAGCAGGGCCGCGTGCGGCGCGATGTGGGCCTTGAGGTCGAGCTTCTTGGCCTCGCGGGGCTCGCCGCCCTCCTCACGGATGGCGCGCGGCTGCGGGACGAGGGCGCCCTTGACCTCGCGGTGCATCCCCTCGATCTCGGCCGCCTCGTCGTGCTGCTTCTGCAGCTCGCCCAGGTCGTCGTTGCGCTTCTTGAGGTTCGCGACCTCCTCGGCGCTGAACTGGTAGGTGCCGTCCGCCTGCTTGCGCTCGTCGAACAGCTTGGCGATCGCGGCGCGCTCCTCGTGGAGCTTGAGCGCGATCTCGGCCGCGTTGGGCATCGGTCTGGTCTCCTGAATCAAGAGACCCGCCTGGTCGGCGGGTCCGGTGGGATGCGGTGGGCGGAGCGGGGCTACCCGATCGGCACCCCGTGGAAGCGGGACAGCTCGAGGAGCGCCGCGACCTCGCGATCGCGCTGACCCTTCGCCGGGTCGGTTCCCTCGAGGAACGTCCCGAGCTCGGCCTCGGCTGCCAGCCAGAGGCCGTGCAGCTCAATGAGCCGCTCGCGCGACGGCGCCGACAGTGTCCGGCCTTCCTTGGCCCGGAAGTCCGCGCGGTCCCGCGATCGATCCAGAAAGGCCTTCCACTCCTCGAGGAGCCCCTCGAGATGGTCGGCATACGGCAGCCCGGGCCCCGGGCCGCCGCTCTTGATCGCCATCGTGTGGGTGCCGATGCCGGCCCCCACGAGGACCGGGCTGATCTCGTAGGGCTCGATCCCCTTGAGGAAGCGGACCGAGCGGCCGTCGCGCTGGCCGTAGCTGGCCTCGGTCGCCTCGTAGCCGTAGCTCCACTCCTGGAGGTCGGCCATGGCCTTCACCGTGGCGTAGGCGTTCCGGCCCTGATCGGTGTCCATGAGGAAGGCGCCGTCGAAGACTGCCCAGCCGGCCGTCTCCCGGATGGAGCCGCGGCCGATCGGCAGCGCACCATCCCAGCTCGAGTGGCCATAGGCCGACATCGGGACGTCCTTGGCAGGGAAGGCCCCGGCGAGCGTGACGTCGCCGTCGCGGTCGATCACGTCGAGCTGGGCGAACGCGACTGTGACGGCGCCCTGCTCATCGAGCTTGAACTCGTGCGGGCGAGCCCGCTTGACCTCGATCATCGCGGGGTCTCCTGCGGTGCGGTGGGGTTGGCCTGGCCGGCGATCAGCTCGCGGAGGAGGTCGATCGGGGCCATGTTCTGGGGCGCGAGGAGCGTGTCGGCGTCGCCGCCACGGCGGTTCAGGTTCTCGCGCTCGCGGATCTCGTCGGCGGTGATCGCGCCGGCCTGGCGCATCGTCCAGTAGTAGCGGGACCGGCTCTCGGCGTTGCCCCGGAGGATCCCGTCGATCAGGTGCTCGGCGAAGTACCCGGTGCGCAGACCGATGACCTGGAGGTTCAGCTGCTGCTCCCAGCGCACGAACCAGGCCCGGAGGGCACTCTGCCAGTGGTCGATGTTCCCGTCCTCGACGTTCGCCCAGGTGGCCCGGTCGTACACGCCAACCTTCCACGGCGCCAGGCGGACCAGGCCGGCGATCTCCGTCGCCGACCACTTCCGGGAGTCGAGCAGCTGCTGCTCGATCGGACTGACGCCGATCGTCGCGATGTCGACCCCGTCCTCGAGCACGGCGGTACGGTGGGCGTTCGTGAGCCCCGCGTGTGCCTCGTCCCAGCGTGCCTTCAGTCTCTTGGCGGCATCGTCGGACAGGCGACCGGGAGACTTGAGGTAGACGCCCGGGCGGGCATCGTTCGCGTAGAACCGCCCGATGTAGTCCTGCTGGGCGATCGCCGCGCCAAGGACCTCGCGGGCCATCCATGAGAGGAATGGGTAGCCGGAGGTCCCATCGAAGCCGAGGCCGGGCAGGTGAAAGACCTGCGACGCCTTCAGGTCGCGGGGTCCGTCGCGCTCGGTCTGGTACCGGTAGAACGGCAGGTCCGTGACCTCGTCGCGCAGGCGCTCGATCCGGTCCGGCCGGAGCGGCCAGAGCTCGACTACAACCCCGGAGCCGTTGCGGACCTTCTCCGCGTAGGCATTGCCCCACCCGAGGCAGTGCGCCTGGAGCGTCTCCCGGAAGAGGAAGCTCGTCATCTCCGGGTTCGGGGCGTCGTGGAGCGTCGAGTACGCCGGGTGGTCGTAGGCTCGCTCGCGGCTGCCGTCCGCTGCTCGGCGGTAGGTGATCAGCGGCACGCCGGCGACGTCCTCAGAGATGACCCGGACCGCCGTCGAGTAGGCGCCGACCTGCATCGCTCGCCGGTGCGTCACCGCCACGGCGGCCGACGAGACCTGGGCCCGGATGCCGTGCCATCCGCCCACGACGCCTGTGCCTTCGTCGAAGGCCTGCTTCACGGCCCGTGCGAGGATGCCCATCAGCTGGCCTCCGTGCCGTACCGCGCGACCATGAGGAGGGCCGCGCCCAGGACGGCCCAGCCAGCCGGCGCCCAGGCGAGAGCGGCCCCGTAGGCCAGGAAGGCGATGCCCGCCGCCGTGAGGGCGTCGGTGAGGGTGATGGCGCGCCGCAGCCTGGCGCCGATGCGACGGAGTCGGTTCATGGGGCCCTCAGAGGAGGAGCAGGTCGCGTTCCTCGTAGACGGATCCGGCGGGGTCGCTCGCCAGTGCCGCCAGCCAGCGCTCGAGCGCGTTGATCAGGGCCGCGACGCCGTCGATCTTGTGCCGGCTGTTCGCCCTGTCCGGCTTCAGGTTCCCGGCGGCATCGGTGCGCAAGACGAGGTTCTCGACCATCCAGCGCAGGACCGGGTTCCCGCCGTGGCGGAGGCGGCCCTGGGCGACGAGCCGGAGGAGCTCGTTCGTGGGGGAGTGGAGCGTGATGAACCCCTGGCGGACCGGGGTGACCGTCATGCCCGCCTGCTGGAGCTTCGACACGACGGAGGCCGCCTTGGCCGGGTCGTACCCGCAGTCGGCGACCGGGTAGTCGTCCTGGTGCTCGAGGACGTCGTCGACCACGACGTCGTAGTCCGTGACGTTGCCCTCGGTGAGGGTGATCCAGCCCGCCTCGGCCCAGCGCCGGTACGGCACCGCGTGGGAGCGTTCGCGCTCCTCGATCCCGAAGGCCGGCGTCCAGAAGCGGGCGACGACGTCGAGGATCCCGTCGTCCGCGGGGTAGATCCCGACGTAGGCCGAGAGGTCGTTCGAGGTCCCGAGGTCGAGGCCGCCGTAGCCGGTCGTCCCGGCCGCGATTGCCGCCTGGGCCTTCATCGCGTCCCAGGCGGGCAGCGGGATCGCGCCGGTCACCTGGGCCGTCGTCGGCACGTTCATCCTCAGCCGCAGGTACTCGGGCAGCTTGGCCGGCTGCGCCTTGGCCCGGAGGGCCTGCTCGCGCAGCTCGTCGACCTTGACGCTGACCCCGAGGTTGGGGTTGGCCTTCGGCCAGACCCGCTCGTCGAACGGGTCGTCGCCATCGTCGAGCGTCGCGATGTAGACGAAGGTCGAGTCGTCCGGGACCCGGCCCTCGACCGTGGCGATCGCCAGGTCGTGCTCCTCGGCCCAGACTCCCTCGGTGCGCAGGCCGGCCGTCGTGATGACGACCCGGAGCGGCTGACGCCTGGCGCCCGAGGCGGTGTCGAGGACGTCGAGTACCTCGCGCGTCCGATGCTTCGCGAGCTCGTCGACGATCGAGCCGTGGGGGTTGAGGCCGTCGAGCGTGTCGGCGTCTGCGCCGAGCGGGACGAACTTGCTCGCATCCGCCTCGCGCGAGAGGGCGTGAACGCCGGCGGTGATCTCGGCCTTGAGCGTCGGCGACCCGAGCACCATCCGACGGCCGTCACCCCAGACGATCTTCGCCTGGTCGCGCTTCGTCGCGGCCGCGTAGACCTCGGCGCCGGGCTCGCCGTCGTAGAAGGCCAGCCGGAGCCCGAGGCCCCCGCAGATGGTACTTTTTCCATTCTTGCGCGCGACCTCGACGTAGGCGACGCGGAAGCGACGGGTGCCGTCTGCCCGCCGCCAGCCCCACAGGCTCCCGACCAGGAAGCACTGCCAGGGTCCGAGCTCGATGGGCTGGCCGGCCCACTCGCCCTTGTAGTGCCGCAGGAGGAGGAAGAACCGGATCGCCTTCTCGGCCTCGTCCGGATCCCAGCGCAGGCCGCGCTTCGGCCCGTCCCGCTTGTCGTCGAGGTGCCGCCTGCAGGCCAGGCGGACCAGTCGGCCGGCGACGATGCGGCCGGCGACGACGTCGCGAGCGTAGGCGGTCGCGCGGTCAGCCGGTTCGGAACTCGGCGAGCGGGTCGCGCTGCTCTTCGGGCTGCGCCGCGACGCGGGCCCGGGCTGACGGGTTGAGGCCGAGGGCCGCGAGGCCGGCCGTGTATCGACGCCAGGCGTCATTGCGGATCCTCACCTCGGGCCGCTCGATCTCGCGCTCGGCACCACGGTCCGACGTCGTCAGGTAGGTCATCCCGCGCCGTCGCACGACGCGGTCAGCAGCCCGCCAGTCGGCATAGGCCACGCAGGTCATCCCCAGCCACTCGGCGTCGGCCTCGGTGAGGATCCTCGTGCGGGTCAGGACGTCGGCGAGCTCGACCCACTTGGCCCGGGCCAGGCCGATGACATGGGCTGGTCGCTCCGCCCCGACGGCGGGCGTGGGCTCGCGGTCGCGCGAGTTGCTCGGGCGGGTGCCCTGGAGCGTGTGCAGTGCGGTGGGTTTCGGCGGGCGGGCCATCAGCGCCTCCCGTAGTTGTGGGTCGTGCAGGAGCCCCGGAGGTTCCTGCGATCGTTCGTACCACCCCGGCGTCGGGGCACGACGTGGTCCACCGTCGTGGAGGGCCGGCTGCAGCCGGGGTACCAGCAGGCGGGCTCCTCGGCCAGGACGAGAGGACGGAGCCGGTCGTACTCCGCATCGAGCCCCCGGCTCTGGCGTGACCGGCCCGGGTGATTGCGAGTCGCGACGCGGGCGCAGGCGGGGCACCGGCCGGCGGTGACGCGACGGCCGCAGCCACCAGCGCACGGGAGGAAGAGCCAGGGCATCCCGTCAGTCGGTGCCCATGTCCGCCGTGTCGCGTAGCCCGCCGTCGCGCAGGTCGCGCCACCATCGCAGGAGTCGCCGAAGGAGCCAGGTGGCCCCGCCCGTTCTCACCGCGCATCCGGGGTCGCGCGTCCTCTTCCTGCTGTCCATCCTACTGCCTCAGGCAACGACCTCCCGCTGGTCGCGCTCCCACAGCGCCCACAGGTGGCGCAGGGCGTCGAGGGTGAAGCGGTGTCCGACCTCGGGGAGCATGCCCCAGGCCAGAGCCACGTCACACCAATCGGCGCCGGTCCAGGCCACGGCGAACAGGTAGCGCGCCGAGAGCGGCCAGCGCCGGCGCATCTGCCAGAGCGCCGCGTGGATGGGGCGCACGCGGGCGGCTCCACGCTCGTCGAGATCGAGCCGGGGGTCGTGGTCCGTCTGCATGGGGTGGGCGTCCATGTAGGCGCGGAACGCCCCTGCGAGCTTGGGGCTGCCGAGTGCCGACTGGGGTTCGGTGCCGCGCTCGTGAATGCGAGCGGGCATCTCCTCGGCCCACGCTGCCCGGAACCAGGCGACAAGATCCGGCAGCGACTCGGGGCGGCCGGGCGCCCCGTCCATCCGCCGGGCAACGCTCTGCCGGTGCTCGGTGACGTGCGGTTGGTCACGCAGGAGCGCAGGCGTCACGGCAGCACGAGGCGCGACCGTGCCGGGTTCGCCGCCTGCTCGCGGAGGCCGACACGGACCTGCGTGAGGATCCACGCACAGAGCTCGGCGAGCTCATCGGCCGTGGCGTCCGCCGGGACCTCGATCGCGGCCGGCCGCTGCGTGGAGGCGATCGTCACCGGGATCCGCGCCATGCGGACGGCGGGCCGCTCCGCCTGTTCGACGGCCGCGCCGATCGCGTCCGGGGACCGCGGGATGATGCCGAGCACGTCACCCACGATCAGAGCCCCGGCCGCTCGGCCGGACTCACGAAGATCCGGGTGATGAGCGCCACGATGATCGGCAGGAGCCAGCCGCCCTGCGCGGGGTCGATCATCAGCCCGATCGTAGCGGCCACGTCGGGCCCGATGACGCCGCTCCCGGTGAGCGAGAGGACCGCGGCGTAGAGCGCCGAGGCCAGGATGCCGATGATCACTGCGGGTTCACGCTTCACAACAGGTTCCTCCTATGCCAGCGCCGCCTTAGCGGCAGTGATCTTCCGGTTGGCGATGGCGAGGTCGGTCCTGAGGGCGACCACTTCCGCCTGCGCGGATGCCAGTTGCGCCTTCACGACCTCCAGCTCGGGCGGTGGGGGTGGGGGCACGACCGGGGGCGCCAGGATCGCCTTCGCCCGTGCGATCAGGGCCGCTACCTGCTTCTCGCGCGTGGCGGGCGGGAACGGGCAGTTCTGCCGGTCTACCGTGTCCAGGTCGGCATGGCAGTGGACCGTCGCGCGACTGATCGTGAGCCCCGTCCGCTTGGAGTCGGCGGCGAGCAGCTGCGCGACGACCTCGAGCTGGGGGGCGGTGATCGGCGCCGTGCCCGGGTAGCCGACGCACTCGACCTCGCGGTAGTAGTCCTCGTTTGGGTTGAAGCCCTTCGCGGGCAGGGCGGCGACCGCGGTGACCCCGGGCACGGCGGTGTTCGGGCGGTTGAGGCCGCCGTTGCTCCAGGCCGCGTACTTGTCGGCGTAGATCGCCGCCACCCGGTGTCCGTTGCGGTCGATGTAGTCGTGGGCGGAGGGGCCCATGGAGCCCTTCCGGTTGGCGTAGTCCCGCTCGGCCTTGGCGGCGCTCGGGCCGAGGTTGCTCCGGTTGCCGGTGATGTGCAGGCACAGCAGGCGGCGGGGCTTCATCCGGCGGGCGGCGCCGCGCGTCGGGTAGCCGTAGGCGCCGTTCGTGAGGCGCGCGGTCGTCGTGCTCACAGGACCACCCGCAGCGCGGCCGGGTCGATGTCGGCGTGCCAGTCGTTGTCGTGCTCGTTGACCGTCCCGTAGCCCCACCAGCGCGGGTTCTCCGAGCCGTCGGGCTTGTACCAGCGGACCCGGTTGCCGTACACCTCGGCCAGCGGGCGGCCTTCCCAGGACGACATGCCGACGTTGGCGCGCGGGTTGCGCTCGCCGTAGACCGTGTTCTCGTGGACCCGGATCCCCGGGCCGTCGATGAGCTGGATGCCGACCTGTCCGGGCGAGAGGAGGGTGTTCCGGCGGACCGTCACCCAGCCGTTCTTGTCGTCCCCGCCGCCGTCGCTGACGATGATCCCGGTGCCCGACGTGCGGGTCCAGGCCCGGGCTTCGGGCGTGTCGGCGAGCAGGCCCTGGAGGGCGTTGTCCTCGATCAGGAGCGGCCGCGTGGCGTCCCAGCCGCCCGAGTGCCAGGTCGAGATCATGTCCTCGGTCAGGCCGCCCAGGAAGCGACAGCGCCGGATCGCCCCGCCGCGGGTCTCCGCGAACTGGACGTAGTTCGAGTGCCCGGAGCCGATGGTGTTGTCGCCGATGTTCCGGCCGCGGACGTCCTCGACGACCACGTCCTCGCACTCGGAGGCATAGATCCCGCCGACCAGGTCGGCGAGGTCGATGTCGTGGATCCAGACGCGCCGGCAACGGCGCAGGGTCACGCCGATGACCCCGCCCCGGATGGCAAAGCCCGAGAGCTCCACGTCGGTCGCGTCCGAGATCGCGAACGGCTGCCGGGCGGGGCGCGCCAGGAAGGCGGGCGTCACGGCCGGCGGAGGGTCGACGGGCGGAGGGTCGACGACGGGGGTCTCCAACGCGGTGATGCGTGCCTCGGCCTTGGCGAGCCGGATGACGCTCTCCCCGAAGGCGGCCCACAGGGCATCAATCTCGGTGTCCACGTCCGGCAGCGCGTGGACGTGGTCGCCGGCGTAGGACGTGCCTTTGCCCAGGAAGGTGTGTCGATGGGTGGGGGCGCCGGCTGTCTTCATCGGCCCGGTCCTCGCTGCATCCAGTCGGGGAGGTCAACGGCGACGAGCCCGGCGATGAGCGCCGACAGGATGATGAGGACGGCCGGGCTGACCTCGTACTCGGGGCTGAGCGCGTCGATCAGGAGCATCGCGATGACCGCCATGACGAGGCCGGCCGTGGCGCCGATGCGGACCGCGCGGTAGTCCGTACCGCGGCTGCGCCGCTCATCGCTCACCGCCGGGCAAGGGCTGAGGACCAGTCGGTGAGAGGACGCAGGATCACCCGGTCAAACAGGATGCCGCCCACGAACCCGAGGATGGCGACCCCGGCCAGGAGCAGCGTGTCGGGGTGCTGGCAGGCGATCGACGTGATCGACGTGGCGATCACGGCCAGAGCCGAAAGATGGACCACCAGCATCAGCCGGCGCTCATCGAACGGTGTCATCG